CTGCCACCACCACGACTTTTTCTTGCTACCATTATATTTTTCCAGAAAAAACTGACACCATAAGCGGATTCAATCCGATTACAGGAACACAAATGACAAAACCAAAAGGCCGGCCAAGCAAATTCACGAAGCCCAGGAAAGAGAGAATCATAAAAGCAATCGCAGCTGGTTGCACTTATGAGATGGCAGCGGATTATGCAGGCATCTCCAGAACCACACTTTGGGGATGGTTGAAAAAAGGTGAGGATCCAAAACAACGTGCATATTCAACATTTCTGAACAATGTAAAAAGCGCAGAGATTGAAGGTGCAATGGTTCACCTTGGAACAATCACGCAAGCCAGTGCAAAAGATTGGAAGGCAAGTGCCTGGATGTTGGAGAGGAGACATGGATACAGTAAAGATAGACAGAACACACAGCCAGAACAAGAAGATGTGGAAATGCCAGACAACACATTGGAACTGCTGAAAGTGCAGGCCATTGATTTGAAACGTGGGATGGCTAAAGCTGAGAGTTCAGAATCTTGGCAGGCATATGCAGCACTGCAGAGACAGTTGCTTCAAGTGGTTGCACAAATCAGACAAGTGGAAGCAGAAGAAGGGATGCAAGATGAAATGGATGGCTTGACTGATGAACAGTTGTTGCAGGAGATTTCAAATGCAATCATTTCTCTTCCACCCATATTGAGACAAAGACTGGAAAGTGATATTGGAAATATGGGCAATGTGATTCAAATAACCAAGAAAAGTGCAGAATGACACCATTTTATGAAATGATGGCCAACATATCAGCAAAACAGGGAGACAGAATGACCATAACCACAGCAATACTGATTGGATTGTTGACTGGTGCGATTGGAACCAGTGCAGTCACCACTTGGATTCACTCCAAGAACAACAAACAATCTGAAATCATCGAGAATCAAAATGCAACACTGCTTCAGTTGTCTTCATTGCAATCACAGCTGCAGTTGGGTGATCAAGAAATCAGAAAAGAGTTGACCAGCACAGATTTGCTTTCAGTCTCCTGTTCTGAAGCGTGGATGAAAGACAACACAGACATGCTATGCAGAGAAATGTTCTGCAGACTGCAGACCCGTGAAGGAGATGGAGCCAGTCAAACAGAGTGTGAAGAAATCAACAACATTGCCAATACCTTTTTCATCATTGAACAGTGTGCTGAAAACAAAATGGAGATTGAAAAATGTCTGGAAGTATTGGATGCACGCAAATGAAATACACTGGAAATGAATACTTTGCACACTGGCTGGAACTGCAGATTGATAAAAGTGGTTTGACATATGAACAGTTGAGTGATCGAACTGGATACAGTGCAACCAGCATTGACCGGTGGTTCAGTGGCAAGCATTTGCCAAAGTTACCATTCTTGATTGGATTGTGTGAAGTGTTTGCAGTTGCCCAGGAGCGAAGCCCAAGACAGTTGGTGTTTGAATCATTGATGCACTGTTCTGAGATGGTCCATGCAGAATACAGATGGAAAAGGAAAATGAATGTCAAGCAAGCAGAACAGAAGTGAAGTGTGTGAATGTTGTGAATGTGATCCATGCGATTGTCACGGGATGAATGATGAACTTTGGAGAGTGGACCAGACAATGTGTGACCAAGGAAGGCAAGACACTTGCATGGTTGGCGCGCGAGATAGGGACCAATCAAAGTCTGGTCAGCAGGTGGAGGAGCGGAAGCATTCCAAGAACACTGTATTTCTTGAAGACCTGCAGCGTGATTGCGAAGCTGCAAGGGCGGCCAATCCTGGAAGTCATCCAAGAAGGGGCTTTTTGTATTGGGGTCTCTTTTGATGTCGATTAAACAAGCAACCAAGAAAATGCGAAGCCTGAAGGCGCGTGCCAACAACAGTCCACTGGATTACTTCTGTCCAACTCCACCACAAGAAGCATGGTTGCGCGATCCATCCAAGATAAAATTATTTTTGGGCGGTAATCAAGTCGGTAAGACCACTTGTGGATGCGTGGAACTGCTGCACAGATGTCTTGGAACACATCCATATCTGAAGACCGATCCACCACCAATCCAAGCATACTTGATCACACATTCACATCAACAGTCAGTGACCATCCAAGAAAAGCTGTTTGCACTGACTCCAAAAGGTTCACTGCATCCAGATTGTGAGTTTGTACCTGGAAAGGGCTTCAGAGGAGTGAATCCAATAGTTAGATTCAACAATGGATCCATCATATACATCAAGACGGCCAACCAAGGACTTGGACTGGCTTCATTCACAGCTTCATTTGTGCATGTTGATGAACCAGTGCCACAAGAAGTCTGGAATGAGATTGCTGCCAGAACCCTTCGAGGTGGAGCCGGTGGTAAAAGTGGAACCATTGCAGTGACAATGACTCCAGTTGGTCAAGATGTGCGATATATGCAAAAGCTAGTGGAAGAAGGGGTCATATCTTGCACCAAAGCACCTTTGACAGTGGATGCAACCACACCAAAATACTGCAAACCAACCATCACACAAGAGACCATCGACAGAATCAGCCAGACATATTTGCCGATTGACAGAAATGCGCGTTTGAATGGAGACTTTGTAATTGGGATACCTGAAGGAAGGGTGTTTGATTGCTTTGAAGAGTCCATGATTTCCAGTATTCCACCACCACCGGCAAATTATTCAATGGCCATTGGTATTGATCACGGTTCACAGCCAAACACACAGATTGCATTGCTGTCTGCAGTCAATGTGGCAAATCCGCAGGATCCATGGGTATATGTTCTTGATGAATACATCTCTGGTGCTGCTCCTCCTGAGAGTCATGCCAGAGCAATATTGGAGATGTGTGCAAGAAACAATGTTCAACCTGCACAATGTTTGTGGACTGGTGACAATGTGCACTTTGGCAGTGGCAAGAATGGGTCTGGAAAGATGTCAAACAGTCTATTGATGCGATCGTTTGAAAACATTTTAAGAATGCCACAGTTACCCTTCAGGATACGCACTATCAAGAAGCCAAGATACAGTGTATACTATGGCAGTGCAATGATTCATTCAATCATGGCCCGGAAACAGTTTTTTATTCATCCAAAGTGCAATCGCACAATCCAATCCATTCAGAGATGGACCATGAAGAAGAATCAAAGTGCCAGGAGTCGTGATGAGTGGGGCCATTGTGTCGATGCATTGCGCTACTGTGTTACACCTGTTATCGAGAATCAAAGATTCACCAACATTCCAAGTCATTTGAGGTTCTGAATATGTACAATGATAAACCAATGAAACCACTTGCACTGAATGCAGGAGAGCAGGCCCGATGGGATCACACCGGATTGCGCAGGCGCATGATTCTTGGAGCGTGGGAACAAGACTTGGAAGATGAACTGTCCAGACATCTTCCAGCAGACCGGCGCGAAGCATGGGGACCAGCTGACATGAGTTCAAATCCATTTGAACAAATCACCAGACAGCTTGCAGTTCTGTACCATGAGAATCCAGCAGTAACAAACATGAATGGTGAAGTGGATCCATTGGTTGGCCGTGAAGGACTGGTGACTAAAGCTGGACTTTGGCAACTGATGCAGCGTGCTCAACAAATGGTGATTGGATTGCGTGAAGCAATCATCAGGATTGATGTCAATCCACATTCACAAATGACACCAGCACGCGTGCCAGGTATTCAATACAGATTGGTCACTCCAGATATGGTGTATTGTGAAGCACATCCAGATCAACCAGATGTTCCAGTGTACTATCAAGAATACAGATTGCGCAAAACAACAAAAGGATATGCATGGGTTGCTGATGTTCTGGACATCAGAGATATGGACAATCCATCATTTGGAATGTTTGAAATCAATCAGGATGGAACACTTGGTGCAGATGTCTCTGAAATGTACATGGGACATCCAACGCATCAAGGAGAAGGCTACCCATATCGAGATGCAGACAACACACCATTCATTCCAATAGTCATGTATCATGCTGAAAAGACTGGCTATTTATGGGATCCATATTTTGGAAGTCAAATGGTCTATGGTTCACTCACTTCTGCAGTCCTGTATTCCATGTGGACTCATTTGGTGAAGTCAGCATCATGGTCACAGAAATATGTAGCCGGATTGACTTTGGCCGGTCTCAGTCAGATTGACCAGAACAGTGTTGCAAGGCGCGCATCCATCTCCACAGACCCATCCAGCATTTTGGTGTTCACTCAAGATCCTGATGCGCAGGGTCAACCAATGGTTGGTTCATTTGGCATTGCAACTGATCCACATGATTTGTTGGAATCTATTGCAAAGTATGAAATGCGTGTTGCAATGGCTGCTGGGTTGTCTCCTGCAGAACTGTCCAGATCAAATGGAGATCCTCGAAGTGGATACAGTTTGTCAGTTTCTAAAGCTGGCCAACGTGAAGCACAGAAAAAGTTTGCTCCAGTATTCCGGATGGCTGATGAAGAACTGTTGGCAAAAACTGCAATGTTATCCAATAGATTTCTTGGCACCAATCTTCCAGAAGATGGATACCGTGTTTCCTATCACAGCATGCCACTCACACCAACTGAGATGCAAGCACAAAGAGAAGACATCATTGCAAAGATGAATGCTGGTTTGATTTCTCCAGTAACAGCAGTCATGATGATGTATGATGACATGGATCCAAAAGAAGCCAGAGAATACCTGTTGCAGATTCGCAGAGAACGTGCGGAGTTCACATGATGCCAGCACTCATATGCCAGCAATGCAGAAGCAGTCTTGACCCATTGACAGCAAAGGTGGAATGGTTGTCAACCATGCACAACATTTGTCTGGTGGAGACCATCAGGATTGTGCACCCACATTGTCAATATGAGTTCAGTCACCCAAACACACAAAAGATGATGAGATTGTACGACCATTGGTTGCCATTCTGGACACTGAAAGATTTCATGGAAATAGTGGATGAAATGGAATGGGATAATAAACCAGTCGCACTTGACATCTTCAAGGATTATATAAACCACCAACAACAAAGAGCACAAGAGGCACAAAATGAAAACAATAGAACATGAAGGACAGACATTTGTTTTGAAAGCAGACATTGAAAATGCATTCAAGGACAGAATCCAAAAGTTGTCTGCACGAGCAATCCAAGCTGAAGAAGCTGCAAATGCGATTCAAGAACAGTTTGACAATCAAAGTGGAGAACTGGAAAAGATTCAGAAACTGTCAACACGGGTCCAGGAGTTGGAATCAGAACTGGATTCTGCCAATAATCGTTATTCCAGACATACTGCAATGGCTGATTTGGGTATTGTGGATGCTGAAGTGCGTGAACTGGTTGAATGGCAATATGAGAAGGCCACCAAAGGAGATGCCAAGGCACCTGCATTGAATGAATGGTTGGCAGCAATGAAGGCTGACCCATCAAAAGCACCAGTGACATTGAGACACCATCTCCAAACTGAAACAGCAGCTGCACCAACTGCCACTGATACACAACCAGTTGCACCAGCAGAACCAGTTGCAGAGCAACCAGCATTGATTGCACCCAAGACAAACACTGGAACATCTCCAGCACCGGTCCAATCCACCAACATTCTGAACCGTGGTGCTGATGATTTCGAGTTTTACAAAGCAAACAGAGATGCAATCAGAAAGGCTTGGCCTAGTCGGGGTCGATAATGGCACAGAACTATCAATCAATCAGTTTATTTCCAATAATCAAGACCTTCACTGCGAATCAGACCTGGACTGATGTCACCATTCCATCAAAAGGAAGGACAATCACAATAGGTTGTGAAACTGCTGATATTTTTGTATCAGTTGAAGGGACTGAAGGCGGTTCAACCAGTGGAGTGGGCAAAGCATTCATTCAAACTGCTGGATACCTGGCTATCAAGAAGGGCCGTGGAACAAATCAACACAACACTTTTCAAGTGGCAACCAAGTCTGCAGCTTCAGCAGAGGTGACCATAATCATTGAAGAAGAATAACAAGGGGCACCCATGGCACAATCAGTCTTCTTTCCTTCGAGACCGAAGGAGCACACTTTCACAAACTCCACTCAGGTCACCATCAATCACAATCTTGGATATATTCCAAATGTTCAAGTGCTGATCAATAATGAACTGGTGATGGCTGATGTGGAGCATGTTTCTGTGAATCAACTTGTGGTGACTTTCGCAAATGCAACCACTGGTTCTGTGTTCATCAGATAAGATACCAACAGTTCAACTGAACACAATCTAACCCACTCCCACACAGGAAAAATATCATGCAATACCTTGCACCAACAAACGTATTTGAAGGAGTTGTACAACTCAATCAATCCCCTTCTGCTGATAACCATGCAGTTACTAAAGCTTACCTTGAGACCAACAGTGTTGTCGGAATCGCTACTGATTCAGCCAACTATGCTGAACTGGTGACTGAAGGTGGAGTCAAGAAACTGAAACTGAAGCCATTGACCATCACTGATGTTGCTGTGGATACCACTCAGACTTCATTGAACAACTGGATCTCTGCTAACTATACAAGTGGTGATGAAAAGCAAGAAGGTGACATCATCATCTTGACTGGTGTTTCAGGCCGTGCACAGACTTTCATTCACAATGGTGGAACTGCTGGAACTGATGCTGACTTTGCAGAGATTGAAGGTGGAGATGTCACAGCTGCTGAAGTGCGTGCTGCTTTGTCTGCTTCTGCAGGTATCAACTACAACAGTGCAACTGGTGAGTTCACTGCTGATCAAGGTGAGATCCGTGGTTTGTTTGCTGCTGGTTCTGGTCTTTCCTATGACTCCAGCAATGGAACATATCAGTTGAATGTTGATTCTGATGGTATCTCTGAAGGTTCATCAAATCTGTATTTCACTGATGCTCGTGCTCGTAGTGCAATCAGTGTTTCTGGAAGTATCCTGTCATACAACAGTGGAACTGGTGTCATTTCAATGGCAATCGACACTGGAGATGTTGCAGAATCTGGAAACTTGTATTTCACTGATGCTCGTTCACGCGCTTCAATCTCTTTGGCTGCTGTTTCTTCTCCAGATACACAGTTGTTGACATACAACAATGGAACTGGAAAACTTTCATTGCCTGCTTCAGTTGTCTTTGCTGAGTTTGCTGCTGGCACTGGTCTTTCATATGCTGATGGTGTCTACAGTTTGAATGCAAGCACTTCAAATGTATCTGAAGGCTCTAACTTGTATTTTACTGATGCTCGTGCTCGTTCTGCTATCTCTGTAGATGCTTCAGGACTTGCATACAACTCTGGTACTGGTCAAATCACATTGACTGCTGATACTGATGATATCGCAGAGGGTGCCAATCTTTACTTCACCACAGCCAGAGCACAAGCAGCAATCAGTGCTGATCCTGCTGCTGGAAACATGGCAACTGTTGCCAGTGGTCAAGTATTGGTGGCCAAGTCTTCATTCCGTTCAACATTTGCACCACAGAACCTGACTGCAAACACCTTTGCAACTTTGAACCATGGTCTTGGTGAAAAGATTGTGCATGTGTCTGCATATGACTCAAGTGGCAACTTGGTTCAGTTGGATGTTCAGCTGGTTGATGCAAACAATGTCAAAGTGAAATCAGTCATCAATGTGTCTGGTGCTGAGATTGTAGTATCTTTGTAATCGATCCCCAAAAAAAAGGTTGTGCCTCCCTTTCCCCGCTGTCCTCAGTGGGGTTTTTTTTCGACTTGCATAACCTGAATATACCGTTTAGAATATATACAAACACAGCTTGATAGTGGAAGGGTCGCACCCGAAACAGCAGAGATCCACACCAAACCAATCCAATCCACAAAACCTTTTTACTATTTAGGTGTTTAAAATGACAATTACTCAAAGAAATTTGTCGAATCCTACCGAGGATCTCCGACTTTCCAAAATGATCAGCCAAGAAATTCGATTGCTCTTGACTGACTCTTCTAACCTTCGCAACACTCCATTTGTTGACTTTGTTGGCAGCATCAATGGACTTGGTTCTGATACCATTCGCGTACGTAAAGCAGGCCTTGATGGCTTTGATGCTTTTTCTGCTTTCACTGGTGCAACTGAAGCCGGTGCAGTTTCTGACAGTGCTTTGACTGATGCATTTGTTGATGTAGTATGCAAACGAAATTCTTTGGCTTACAGCATTTCTGATATGGCTTCTATGACTGGTCTTGGTGGCGGTGACATCGATCCATTCCGCATTGCTGATTCAATCGCAGCTTCATATGATGCATTGTTTGCAAACTTGACTGGTGCAGCTGTTGCAGGCTTCACAAATGTAAAAGGAACCACAAACACTGATTTGGATGTTGGTAAGTTCTTACTTGCAATCCAAGAACTTGAAAAAGCTAGCAGTGGAAAGGGTGCCCCTGGACCTTATGTTGCTGTATTGCATCCAAAGCAGTTTGCTGATCTTCAAGATAGCATCTTGGGCCAGACCACTGGTATCCTTCAGTTTGTTGCAGCTTCTTATGATGCCATCAGTGCAAAAGGAAGTCACTACAAAGGAAACTTCATGGGTGTTGAAATCTACACTTCTTCATACATCACAAATGATGGAACTGATCACCAAGGTGCTGTGTTCGCTGCTGGTGCTATTGGTTTTGCAACTGGAATGCCTGCTGGACTTCCTGGTGCTGCTGAATCCATGGAAATGGGTGAAGTGATGATTGAGATGGATCGTGAAGCTGACAAAGCGTTGACACGTATTGTTGGACATGCATACTTGGGAATGTCAATACTTGATGATGACCGTGGATGTCTTTTGATCTCAAAGATTTAATCTAACACAATCAAATCATGGTGGTGGTCTTCTAGGCTGCCACCTTTTTTCCAACGAGGTACAACAATGGAAATCACACCAACATCATGGCAACCCATGACCCAGCAGGCACAAACATTGCTGCCTGCACAGCCCAATCATCCATTTTATTACAAATGGCACCCAACAAACTGGCATTTCATTTACAGAGATGTAAAAGTTGTTACTGGCAAAGGTGAGAAGGCTAAAACAGTTACAAAACGCAAAGGTTTCTTTGTGCCACATCTCAGAATGGAAAGAGTTGTGCCAGGTGTGAACGGGATCCAACAAATCTCTGGTGAAATTGGCAATGCAGGTTCCAGAGTAGGAAAACTTCAGCAGCAAGGTTGGGTATATTTGGATCCATCAAAGTTTGATTATATGCATGTGTATCCGGTTCGCGGTGGTCGTTACCATGTACCAAAATGGATGAACATCAAAGTGATTGCAAACAGACTGATTGAAAAAATGGACCCAGCTGGATTCCATCTTTGGTCAGTGAATCTACTGAGATCCAATGTTCTAGGTGTTCCAGAAGTTCACTTTTGGGAACTGGCCGTTTCACAGACTGAAAGTGGAAGGGAAATTGACAGTTTGATCAAACAGCAACACTTGCCAGAAATGAAGAAGAAACTGGATATAATACGTGATAGAGTAAAGGATATGAAAGCATTTATTGCTGAATATGAAAAAAGAGGCCTTGCAGTATACGAGGATTTCAACAATGAGTGATTCAACACCATATGCACCACAAATCAAGGTTCCAGAACTGTTGGAACGTGGAAAGTCACAACTGACAACACTTCCAGTCTTCAGAGATGGTGCATTGGTGGTTCCATCAGATGTCAGATACAGTCTGATTGCACCTGATGGAACAAAGATTGTTGATGAAGCTGCTGGAACATCTCCAGGAAACATCTCCCAGTTCACACACAGTTCATCCAATCTGGCATCCACTCTGAATCTTGGTGAAGGATACTTGCAAGAATGGGAAATCACCTTTTCTGGAGGAGCATACAACTTCAGAAGAAATGCAGCCATTGTGAAGCGCAGATTGTATCCAGTTGTCAGTGATGGAGATTTGACCAGCACATATTCACAACTAGCAGACATCAGACCAAGCAGCTTGACCAGTTATCAAACATACATTGATGAAGCATGGTACACAATGATTCAGAAGATGAGGACTGAAGGTGGTGGACTTGAATACTTGGTGATGTCTCCTGAAGCATTCCGTTCTGCACATCAGAACTTGACTTTGTATTACATCTTCAGAGACTTCCACAGCAGTCTGGGACAGTCCAACGGTCGATATTTAGATTTAGCCAGTGAACACTTCAGGCAATACACACATGAATGGAAACAAATCAACTTTGTGTATGATTATGACCATGATGGCCAGAGTGATCAACCAAACAAAAGACAAGCAAAGCAACCAGTGATCTACACCACACAACCTGGAACCTTTTACCGGTTCAGAGGTAGCAGAAGAAGATGAAACTGAGCCAAATCAGACAGGCATTTGCAGAGAAGATTGCTGCAATCAGTGGATTCAAAGAGTCCAAGCACACTCCAGACTTCTTTGGAAGGACTGAAAACACTGTTGCACATCTAGCTTTTTCAGTATCAATGGCATCCAGTTCAGCCATGGAAGAACGGCAACGCAGTGCAGTTGGACAATATATCAGCACACCTGTTCAAGTGGTCTTTTCATATAGGCTTCGACCCTTGGACATTTATCCAACTGATTATGATTTGGCCATGGACCAAGAAGAAGAAATCATTTCTGCATGCTTGGGTGTCTATTCATCCCCCAAAAATGAGTTCACTGTGCGCTACGTATCCAGCACGCGTGATGTCACAGACTCCCAAGAATATATGTTAATATACATCGACTTCATAACCTTACACACAATAAACAGGAGCTGAAATGGCTTACTCAAATATACCCAAGACAAAACGCGATGGAAAGATTGAACTGATTGATGGAACTGGTTCACCAGTTGTCCTTGAAGTTGCCTTTGAAGATGGTAATTTCTCATTCTCACAACCACAGCAGTTCAGTGAACTGGTTGTGATGGACCGTGGTTCATTTGCTACAATCCGCAAGCAAGATGAACAAGCAATCACTGGTTCATTCAGTTTCCACTTCAGAGAGTTCACTTCAGCTGATGTTGGTTCTGTCCGTGACTTCATCAATCAGAGTGGTGCATATGCTGCTAACATCTCAACTGGAGATGCTGGAACACCATTTGTTGAGCACTTCTGTGTTGACATCCGTTACACTGCTGAAGGAACTGACTTTGGTGATACTGCTGATCACATTGTTGGTTTGTCCAAGTGTGTTTGTGCATTGGACTTTGCTGAAGGTGACCCAAGTGCATTCACATTGAACTTCACTTGTTATGGTGGCGTGTCTCAGTTGTCATAATCGACAGTCTGAAATTTCAATAAACTTTGGGCTGTCCGATGGATAGCCCGACTTTCATAAAATCAGAGGTGCAATAATGAAAGTAGATTTGAAGAAACTTGGAGAACATGAAGTTGTTCTGCCAAAATCAATTGCTGTATGTCTTGACTTTGTCAGCATATGGGGTTCAGAACCAAACAGAGCACAACTTGGAAGATTGTGCGCAGCTGCAATTGCAGTTGGTGTGAATCATGCCAAATGTCTTCCAGCATATCCAGTTGCCACTGGTGACCCAATCACATTTGGGTTCAAGTGTTTGGATCGGATGTTGGATGCTGGCATGACTCCTGCACAAATATATCAGCAAGGTTCAGCAGTGCTGGTTGAGATGGGTACGATGATACCTACTGAAGAGGAAGTGGAAGACACTGCAAATTTTTAGTCAGTCGGTGGGGTGCGTTTGATTTGATGGTCATGCGCATAGCCCAAAGATGGAATCAAGATCCAGATTGGTTCTATAACTTGGAACCATCGACACAAGTAAAAGTATTGGCAGAACATAGATTGCATTGTGAGACTCCAGAACAAAAGAAGGATAGACAACACGCCATAAAAATGGCTAAAATGGAAGCAATGATCAAGAAAAGGGTTCAGCCGTGAAAAAATACACATCAGGAAATGCAACAGTGACCATTCAAGAAGACATGCAAGATATGTTCATGGGATTCTTGAAGACTGTTGCCCCTGGTGCTGAAGCCATCATGGATGCAGAACTGAAGCGCATTGAAAAAGAGGCTGTGCGAGAATGGCCCAAAAGGAAACCACAGATTCGCAGAGATAGTGAAGGCAATGTGGTCTTTTCAAGGAAAACATCTCTGGAATCATACAAAAGATTCAAGCGTGGAATGTCAGTGGATGCCAATGGAAATTTCATTGTGTTTCTGAAGAACACTGCGCCATACAGTTATGTGATCAGATATGGTGTGGACTCTGAGAACTGGAGAAGGCAAGACATCATTCAACCAACTGGCCGCAGGGTTGCTGATGAGACCCTTGTTAAACCACACAGGAAAACAGCAAACAGGGTTGTGAAAGCTCTGGCAAATGATTTGATGAAGCGAGTGTGAACCATGGCAGAACAGAAGAAAAGTATTGAAATCAGTTACAAAGCCAATCTGAATGATTTGTTGGCAAAACTGAAGACCATACCCAATGTAACAAATGAAGAAGCCAAGAAGATGGTGTCAGCTTTAGACAGGCAACTGAAACAGGCTGAAAAGGCTGCAAAGAAATCTGCTGATGCATCCAAGAAGGCTGCAAAAGAAGCAGCACAAGCAGCGGCCAGAGGTTCACACCAGTTTGATGAACTTGGAGACTCTGCAAGGCGTGCTGAAGAAAGATTGGATCGTGTTGCTGAATCCAGTGGAGACATTGACCGTGGTTTCAGTTCGATTGGTCTTGCATTGCGTGGAGTGAATCCGCAGTTGGCTGAAGCTGCTGATGGCATTGCTGATGCTTTTGCAGTCACTGAAGGTCTCACAATGTCTTTTACTGCTCTGAATCCTGTTGTGCTTGCTACAACAGCAATAGTCGGTGGGTTAGCTCTTGGATACATGGCCTACCAGCAGGAGATTGAAAAGGCTAGACAGCTAACATTGGATATGAAAGAAGCGCAAAGGGGATTGAATGATTCATACAAAGAGTTGAGAGCCAACTTTGATGATTCATTGAACAAACTTGGTGAAATACAAGATGAGTATGCTGTTCTAACTGGTCAAATCAGTGAATATGATATGGCTCTGAAGCAGACTGAACGCAATACCAAAGCAATGTTCAGCAGCAACATTGAACAGCAGCAGAATGTGATTGATGGCCGGAAAGAAGAACTGGAGTTGATCAAAAGCATGATGCAAGCAAATCTTGGTTCCATCAAAGATGCCAGATTGCTATCAGACACTGAAAAAGAACGGTTGAACAATCTGCAGCTGCTGACATCAGGTGTGAACAAAACCATTGACCTGACAAAACATGATTTGTCTTTGAACAATGAACTGGCCAAAATACGTGATTCATTAACCAATGAGATTGCCAAGCAAGAAAAAGGAATGGAAATCATTGTTGGTCATCAAGAACAAGCTGTTGACTTGGCCATGCAGATTCAAGAGCATGAAAATGAAACCAAGAAGCACAAAGAATCTCAAGTTGATTCAAATGAAAAGATTGTTGAAAAGCAAGAAGAAGAAGGAGACAACTTAAGAAATCTTATTGAACTAGACATGCAACGGTTTGAAAAACAACAAAATGCATCAAGTGAACTTGCAAAGTTGTCAGAAGACATTCTGTTGAATGATACTGAAATGAAAGAACTTTCATTCCAAAGAGAGATTGAGCGCATTGAAGAACTAGGGAAAACAAGTGGTCAACAAGGTTTGGCAAGAGAGTTGATTGAACAAAAAATTAATGATGTCAGAGAAGCTGGATTCAAAGCAGCAAAGAAGCAAATGAAAGAACTGATTCAAGATACAATCCAGCATGGTGATGAACTGTTCAGTAGTCTTGGACAATTTTCAAGTGCTGCAATGGAACTTGCAAAGCAGAATGGAAAGGAGAACAGCAAAACCATGAAAATGCTGTTTAGAATGTCTCAGGTTGCTGCAGTGGGTGAAATCGCAATGGAAGCAGCTAAACAAGTGATGGCTGCAACTGCATTGCCACCAGGTTTCAGAGAAGCAAAGATTGGTTTGACTTTGGGAACAGCAGCAGCACAGACAGGTTTGGTGATGGCACAACAACCACCACAGTCATCCATGCATATGGGTGGTATGGCTCCAGATGAAATGGGTGCACGAGTGCTTCAAGGTGAAGCAGTTCTGGACCGTGCAACAGTGCAGCGCATTGGTGGTGAAGAAGGTGTGC